GGAAATGAAAGCACTATTGGAAGTTGTTTTGAAGAAGACCATAATAAAGTTATAAGATGTTTAAATGAAATTAGTTATGGATTAGATAATTATATAATTTAATAGATTTATGATATAATATTTATATAATATTATACAAATATTATAATATAAACATTATAATATTATTGTAATATACATGTCAAATTATATTGATAAAATTATTTATATTAATCTAAGTAAAAGAACTGATAGACGAGAACAAATTGAACATGAACTGAATAATTTTAATTTAGATTATGAAAGATTTGAAGCAATTCCAACTCCTGATTGTGGAATTTATGGTTGCGGGTTATCACATTTATCAATTTTAAAATTAGCAAAAGAGAGAAATTATAAAAACATTTTAATCCTTGAAGATGATTTTGAATTCATTGTTACAAAAGATGTATTTGAAGATAATTTAAAAACATTTTTTGAGGCTAATATTGATTTTAATGTATGTATGTTATCATATAATTTACATGAATATTTGCATATAGAAGAAGGAAATATCAATAGAGTATTATTTGCACAGACAGCATCTGGATATATAGTTAATTGTAACTATTATGATAAATTAATACACTTATATGAATGGTGTTTGCCTTTATTAATATCAACAAGACAACATTGGTTATATGCTAATGATATAGTTTGGAAAGATTATCAAAAACAAGATTTATGGTATTGTTTTAAAACAAGAATAGGTAAACAACGAGCAAGCTTTAGCGATAATACATTACGTTTTGATGATTATGGAGTGTAATTTTTATTACTGTTATATTATTAAATAACTAACTAATAATATATCTTATTTATTATTTGCAAAAGGACCTGATTTCAATTGACTTTGTCCGTAATCACTCTTTCCTACAACAATGTTTTCACCCTCGAATAATTCCTTGCAAATATCAGCTGTTGAGATATTTTCTTGCTCACCTAGAGAAATTTCTTGAGTACTTGCATTATTTACGCCAATTAAGTTACCATTTTCATCAATTGTTTGCGATAAAGTGTTTCCTGACTTTTCAGCCTTCTTAATATTCTCCTCAATTGCTTGTTGTTTAGTTTCCTTCACACGTTGTTCAAAAGCAGACTTTGCATTCGCCTCATTCTTTTGTTTCTCATGCATCAACTGATTAAGCTCTTCTTCCATATATTCAACACGACCAGTCTTATAAGCCTCCGGGTCCCACGGCATCCATAATCCAACTGGACCAACCATAATATCATGGTGAGGGTCTATCTCTCTTAACATCTTACATCTTAACTCAGCTTCTTGTTCAGTGGGATAAACACCTCTCACCTTTAAACCTCTTGTGCTTGTTTGGAAATTATGTTCAACATCAAATTTCTTCTGTAATTCCTCTTCATGGTTGTCAAGATAAGTTTTATAGTCATCGGATAGATTGGATTTAGATAGATTATTCTTTTCTTCTTGGACAAAATCCTTAAAATCTTTGTTCAAATCTTCAAATGACAAATTGTATTTGTATGAAACAAAATTAATAAATTGTAGAAATTTTTCCATAGATTTATTAAATTCCCAATTCTTTAGGAATTCCTCAAAATAATAAATTTCTTTTTCCTTAAGGATTTTTTCGGGAGAAACAAAAGACATACAAACAAATTTTTGTCCAGCGATTGGCTTATCCTCTTCCAATAAATCAACATATTTTGGATTTATATTACCATTATTCATTTTCCTCTCAAAACCAGTTTTCTTAGATTGCTTACTTTTAGAACGATCCATTTTAATTAATTCATTTATTTATTTTTAAGTTATTTAGCGCATAAATTATTTTTTCTTGACAATTAATATAATGGACGGTTTAATCAATGTTGGTGAACTTGTTAAGAGAATTATCAAGTATCTTGTTGAAGGTTTAATGGTTGCTATTGCTGCTTATGCTATTCCTAAACGTTCTTTGAATATTGAGGAAATTGTTTTGATTGCTTTGACTGCTGCTGCTACATTTAGTATTCTTGACACTTACGTACCATCTATGGGCGCCAGCGCACGTTCTGGTTCGGGGTTAGGTATTGGTTTGAATTTAGTTCGTTTTCCTGGGGGATTTTAAACCATAATGGTAAGGTGATTTAATTGATTTTATAAAAATATAAAAATTATGCTTTTATGAAAATAAAAATAAAACAACACATACATAGTTGTTATGAATATAAAAGTTATATTTTCAATAAATCAGGCGAACTTTTAGACAAATATATTTAAAATCTAATAATAATATATTATGGCGAAAAGACATACTAGAGATAAAAGACATAAAAGACGCAATATGAAGGGCGGTGCTTTGTCTCAAGGTGATATTCAACAATTAAGACGACAAGGATTTTCAACCCATCAAATTGACAGCCTTCAAGATTTAGGGGTATCTTTGAATGAAATTATGCAAAAGGTGAATATGATTATGAACCAGGGGTCTCAAATAGACCCGGATTATATGACCGAACAAGTTATGGTTGAATTATTAAATGAACATATTTTTGATGGCTCAGCTAATCAATTATCAGATATTCCTCATGCAGCCGACGATATTCATGATATAGATATTATGGACGATTCATTTAATTCTCAAGGAACAATGAATTTAAATGAATTAAGTAGAAATAGTGATTCTGGTTATACGACTAGTGAAGATAGATCATTATTTGATGAATTTGGTGGAAAAGGACGTAGAAGGATTTCTAGAAAAAACAATACAAGAAAAAGAAGAACAACTCGCCGAAATAGTAAACGCAATCTAACACTAAAGGGAGGAATGTGCTTCGGTAGAGGAGTTGGTGCAAATAGTTATGACCCAAATTATTCTATATATAATACTAATATGTTAAAACTATTCCCATATAAATCGTAATTTTTTCATACTATAATGTTTTATTGTATGAAAATTATACAACAATAAGTAAGTTAGTATATAATCTAAACAGTCGGTATAAATTCCCAATTTAATTCAATACAAATTTTTTTCCATATTACATCTTGTTCCATACGCTTTTCGGGGTCTTTTAACATTGGAAAATGTTCCAAATATTGATTTTCACCTAAAAGCTCGCATAGCTTATATGCAGTATAATAATAATTCAAAAAATTAACACGATCGTCCGGACAAAATTTAGAATAAGGTGCTTGTAACTCAATAAATAAATTACAAAGAGTTTCTTCAAGCTCTTGTGACATAATTGGTGGTTTAATTCCTAATTTATCTTTAATAAAAGGTATATGTTCGTAATACTTATTATATCCTAATTTCTTAAGAATCTCTTTTGTCTTTGTATTGGTAATCTGAACTATAGAAATTCTCTCTTTCTTAATTTGCAACTTAATATTTTCAATAACATCAGGAGGAATTTGTGTTGTTTCTTTACCTTGAAATTGTGCCAAAATTTCTTTAAAATGATTAATACGTTTATAAGCATAAAAACATACTTCTTTCGGAGGTTCTTTGTAAGATGGTTTTTCATTCTCAATAAGATAAGGGACGCTCCTTGAACACATATTACAAATCATTATTCCATCTTCTTCAAGTGGTATTAATTCTCCTTTATGACAAACCTGGCATATATCGGTTTGATATACAAAATTATTAATATCTAAAAAATCATCACTCACATTACTCAAATATTTTAATACAATATTATTATTATCCTTTTGAATTAAACTAACTTCATTATCAAAATCATCCTTAATTTTAAAAAAATTATTTACAAGTTTTGATTTATTTGTAAACGTTTCTTTTTTTACACCCGTTGAAATATTCTTTTTATTTTCAAAATATTCAAATATGTATTTTGAATTGTCCAGTAAATAATCCTTTTTTTTATGTTTTGTTTCTTTGATATTTTCCTTTAATTCAGTTATACGATCATTTATTTCCAATTTTTCTTCAATGGTTAAATGATTTGTATTTTCCTGAAGTTTTTTATTTAACTCGGATATTTCAAATTTTTGGTCTAATATGGTATTCTCATCCTTTGAAAATTCATTTAAAAACTCCTTATGCTTTGTATCAAGAGTAATTGCTGATTTTTTGTTGAATTTTATCTTTTTACTTGATTTTGGTTTGAAAGATGGCATACCTCTTTTAATATTAAAATGGATATTTATTTAATTTATAATATAGAGAAATTATTTATTTAATTTTGGGCTAAAAATAAATTAAATAAATTAAATAAATAAATATATTTAATAAACAAAACAAACTATTTTGTTTCTTATATATATGACGAAAATAAATAAAAAGTTAAAAAAATACATACTTGTAATTTTTGTATTTTTAGTTATTTCAGTAATTTATATATTTTTTAAACGCAGAATTGACATTAATCTAATGTTTGCATCATATGATTTATATGCGTTATATGGTTATTATTGGAAATGTGTTCCGCAATATTGTTCACCGATGAAAACAGGATTCACTCCAGTTATGCCGTTGGAGTTTTATGCTGATTTTAATAAAGCAATTTTCAAACGTATACCAACAGGAGATAATAATATAAATAAACAAGAAGTTATTAAAATTTGTGATAGAAATTTAAAATGGTTGAATGAAAATGGAAAAATATTCGATAAACCTATTACCCTTGAAATTTTAAATATATGTTCACCTGATTTTAAATCTAAAATGATGAGATACTTAAAAGATGATTATCCATTTGTAATTAGAGGCTTAAATTTAAAATGCTTTGAAACAATGAGATTTGATAAATTGATGGAAAAAGTTGGAAACGATAAAGTTTATATGAGTCCAAGTTCAGAAGAAAGTTGTCCAGATAACGTCTTCACTCAATTTAAAAATATTAAGAAAAATAAATGCTATATCACAAATTCAACAAATTTATTTTATTATTATAATGATTTATTACCAGATTCTGACATGGATATAATTAAAAATTTAATGGATGGATATATGTCAAATGATAGCAAACAATTGTTTGTTGGTGTAGTTAAAGGTTCTGGTACAGCATTACATGGAGCTTATACGAATAATTTTTTCATAATGATAGAAGGGGAAAAGAAATGGACATTTTTTAATCCAAATCAATTGGCGTTATTGTATCCATATTTTAGCAAAAAGGGTATTTATGTAACAAGTGAATCAAGGTTTTTAAATATGGATGATGATATTGATAATATTTCATATAGATTTCCGTTATTAAAATATACTGAGAGATATGAAATTGATTTAAAAGAAGGTGATATATTATATAATCCAAAATCATGGTTTCACGCGGTTTATAATAAAACAGAAATTTCCGTGGCTTGTTCAACAAGGTGGTCAAATCCTGCATCTATAATTCCAGATATATATATGATGCGATATGGTCATATGGTTAATCCTGAATTAAGAAGCTATGTAAAAGAAATTTATATCGATACTGGTATTTTAGGTATTGCGCAAATAGATGAACATAAACATATGATTGGTGAAAATAATCCAGACGCTGTTCCATTTTGGGATAAATATACAAATGATGCTCATAAAGTATGTAAAAATGAAAATTGCTCTTTAAATTGGCATAAACAGAGTAGCGAAATTTAGACATATTTATCCAAATAATATAGAATATAATTAACCACAAAAAAATATAACAAATATAATCCTATGATATGATTAAACCAATCGTAAATGGTGTAATTATATACATTGAATATATAAACTGTAAATAATACAAATGTAGGTGCAATAATACTAGTATATAAAAACCTATTTTTATTTGAAATGTTCAATTGTTTAGCCAGTATTAAAGAAATTAAGTTCATAAAACCTAAAGCAACCGGTGCTAAAAATGTATATGATTTATAATCATAATTAAAATACGATGATTTAAATTGTGATACTACATAAAAATATGGTAAAAATATGAAACATGACGAACCAATTACAAACGCCCTTAAATATTCATTACTCATGATATATTATATATTTATTTAAATTTCATTACTAATTCCAAGTATAGCAATTGTAATAAGTTAAAACATAATTAAAGTTTTATACAAATAATTTAATGGAATTTAAAATCAATCTAGACTCCTTAAAAGATTTAGAAAATGAAAATTTAAAAGTGGACGCAATAAAATTTCAAAAAATGCTTCTTCTTTATAATTCTATAGAGCAAGGATGGTCTGTTAAAAAAAAAGGTGATTCATATGTATTTTCAAAAAATCATGAAGGTAAAAAGGAAGTACTAGAGGATGCATATTTATTAAAATTTATGAATATCAATTTAGATTTGAATAAAATTTTTCATAGATAAAAATTAAAGAATTTGTGTGTGAATATAAAAATAAATTAATTAAATAATTAAAATTAATTAATTTAATTTCCAAAAATTTTTTTTCTTTAGCCATATTATAAAATGGGAGGTGGATTAATGCAACTCGTCGCTTATGGTGCTCAGGACGTATACCTTAAAAACCTGTAGGGTAGAAAAACGTCAGGGAATATCGAAAAAATAAGATATTCGAAACCCCTTTTGTGGATTCTTTAGAACCACGGACGTTAATTAGGGAATTCAAATTAATATTTGAATAGAATAACCCTAGTGAGAAAATCAAACTGCTTGAAACCCCTAAAACTTATTCTACTAAGCATATTTTGAGAGAAATTTGTGGCCAAGAGAAAAAACTTGGGTATAGTAATAATGAATAAGGTGATGTTAGGTTTTTAACCTAATTGAAATGGGCAATGAGCATCCAAGCTTCATTAAAGAAATTCTAGTTTTAAACAATATAAATATAAAACACATTATTAATAATGGAACCAGAAATAATAATCAAAAAATGTGTAAAATGTGAAAATGTTAAAGAAATCAGTGACTTTAGAAAATACCATGAAAATAATAGATATTCCAACGTATGTAAAAAATGTCTAAATGATATGGATAAAATACGAAAACAAAATTTAAGAAAAAAAAAGGCAGAAACTTTTATTGTTGAATGTGAAAAATGTAATGAAAAAAAGCCTTTAAAAAACTTTGCAAAACTCAAGAAGTTTTATAAAAAAAAAATTTGTTTATCATGCTATCCATCATTTTTAACAGAACAAAAAACAGAGTGGTGTAGAAATCAACATAATACAAATATGAACTACAGAATTAAAAAATCACTAGCTGCTCGTTTAAGGTGTGTTTTAGCAAAAAATACATCTACTATGAATTACATAGGTTGTAATATTCAGTATTTCAGAGAATGGTTAGAGTATAATTTCACTGAAGACATGAATTGGGATAATTATGGAACATACTGGTCTATCGATCATATTATACCGGTATGTAAATATGATTTGACGAATGAAGATGAAAAATTAAAGTGTTGGAATTGGTCTAATATGATGCCAGTAACGATAAATTATAATTCATCAAAAAAAAATATTGACATTAATCAAATAAATAATATTGTTGGAAAATTAGAAAAATTTAAAGAAGAAGGTTCAACGACTAAATGGTTTTCGGAAGAATTTTTGTTAACTTCGCAAATAGATAAACTAAATTTGAATTCTTCATAAGATATAGTCTAATCCTTATCGAAAGGTAAGGTAGAGGAAATGTACAGGTAATCCTCAAATTACTTTCTGGAAAGTTACTTATCGCAGATATACTAACTTTGCCATCGAATCAATCGAACAAACATTCAACGGTCAAGCCGATTTCGGACGTCGTGTCCAATGCGTGATCTCCAGAAACGGAGATCTTGCTTACCGCACTTATTTACAAGTTACTCTTCCTGAGATCAACCAACTTATGGGTCTCGGAAACTACTCCTCTGGACAAAACACTGGTGTCTATGCTCGTTGGTTAGATTTCCCTGGTGAGCAATTGATCGCTCAAGTTGAAGTCGAAATTGGTGGTCAAAGAATCGACCGTCAATATGGTGACTGGATGCACATCTGGAATCAATTGACTATGACCTCTGAGCAACAACGTGGTTATTTCAAGATGATTGGTAACACCACTCAACTTACTTTCATCACTGATCCTTCTTTCTCTGATGTCGAATCTCCTTGTGACTCCTTGGCTCCTCGTCAAGTTTGTGCCCCAAGAAACGCTCTTCCTGAAACCACTTTGTACGTTCCTCTTCAATTCTGGTTCTGCTGCAACCCTGGTCTTGCCCTTCCTTTGATTGCTCTTCAATACCACGAAGTCAAGATTAACCTTGATATTCGTCCAATTGATGAGTGCTTGTGGGCTGTTACCACATTGAACTGCCAAAACCAACCTTGGCAAAACAGTTCTGCCGCCCAATACACAGTTGGTCGTCCAGTTCCTGCCACCATTGCCTACAACCAATCTTTGGTTGCTGCCTCTTTGTATGTTGACTACGTCTTCTTGGATACCGATGAGCGCAGAAGAATGGCTCAAAACCCTCACGAGTACTTGATTACCCAACTTCAATTCACTGGTGACGAGTCTGTTGGTTCTTCTAGTAACAAGATCAAGTTGAACTTTAACCACCCTGTTAAGGAATTGATTTGGGTTGTTCAACCTGACCAAAACGTTGACTACTGTTCATCCTTGACATGTGATGCTCTTTTGTTCAAGGTCCTCGGTGCTCAACCTTTCAACTACACCGATGCTATTGATGCTCTTCCTAACGCCATCCATGCTTTCGGTGGTCCAGCTGCCCTTGCTGCTGACTCTCGTGCCTACATTGATGCTCGTGGTTTGTTCCAAGATGCTGGTGCTCTTGACTACCAACCTGCTGCTGAATTCCCTGGTTTCACTGGATACTGGCACGGACCTTCCAACCCTTACAACGAGTCCAACCTTGGTGGACAACAAGTTCCTTTGAACACTACTGGTCTTTCTCCAGAAGTCATTGCTGCTCTTAAAGAGTCTGGCTCTCACCTTGAGAACTCCGGAGTTTCTGATGCTGGTACCTTCGTGTTGGCCGAAACCTCTTTGGACATGCACTGTTGGGGTATGAATCCTGTTGTCACTGCTAAGCTCCAATTGAACGGTCAAGATCGCTTCTCTGAGCGTGAAGGAACATACTTCTCTTGGGTCCAACCATACCAAGCTCACACTCGCAACCCTGATGAAGGTATTAACGTTTACTCGTTCGCTCTTCGCCCAGAGGAACACCAACCAAGCGGGACATGCAACTTCTCCAGAATTGATAACGCCACACTTCAATTGGTCTTGTCTAACGCCACTGTTGAGGGAACCAAGACTGCTAAGGTTCGTGTATATGCTACCAACTATAACGTGTTGAGAATTATGTCAGGCATGGGTGGATTGGCTTACTCCAATTAAACACCTTATATCGTGTGGTTTTTATTTATATATTTTAATATTAAACGATGTCCATAGTATGGACGCCCTTTATTGAATTTTAATATTAAAAGCAAAAAACAATATAAAGATAACACAATAATTAGTATATAAAATGAGTATTGATATTGTCAATCTTATTGAAAGCAACCCAATCACCAAATTTTCAGGTGATTATCAGTCCAAATTAATTGAAAAAGTGAAAAAATCATTTACTAATTACGAGCAACAATTATTTTTGTCAAGTTTTTACTGCTATTTAAAGTATGATTCCAAAAATGATTTTGTGATTGATTTAGATAATGTATGGAAATGGTTAGATTTTGGACAAAAAGATTCTGGTAAACGTGTTATTGAAAAAAATTTTTTAATTAATAAAGATTATAAAATTTTTGCTCCGCAAGTTGGCGGAGCAAAAAAAGACAATAGAGGAGGTCATAATAAAGAGATTATTATGTTAAATATTGACACATTTAAGCGTTTTTGTTTAAAAGCTGGAACAAAAAAGGCTGATGAAGTTCACGATTACTTTATTAAATTAGAAAATATTATGTTCGAAATAACAAAAGAAGAATGTGAAGAATTGAAACAACAAGTTATGCAACTTGAAAATAAAAATAAAGAAACACAAGAAACCCTATTTAAAGAGAAAGAAATTCAAAATGAAAAAACATTATTAGAAAAATTTTCACATAAATGTTCTTTAATTTATATTATAAAAGTTAAAACTTTTGAAAATGGAGAATATATTATAAAAATTGGTTATAGTAATAAAGGAATTACATATAGATATAATGAACATAAAACTAATTATGATGAGTGTATATTATTAAATTGTTTTTTAGTTGATAAAAGTAAGGATTTTGAGGGATTTTTACATAATCATAATCTAGTTTATCCAAATAAATGCAAGACATTAGAAAAACATGAAAAAGAAAATGAGTTATTTTTAATTGGAACTACTCTAACATATCAAATGTTATTAAAAATTATTGAGGACAACATTAATAATTATAATTATAGAGTTAGTGAACTTTTACTTGAAAATCAATTATTAAAAGAAAAACTAAATTCAAACCAAAACAATATACAAGAAATAAATAATGATGAAGTATCCGAATTAAAACAAATGATAAAACAATTATCAAATGAAATATTCGACCTAAAAAAATCAAATCAACAAATTCTAAATAATCTGAATGCACAAGAAACCAAAGTTGTAACTGGGTTTAATCAACAAATGCCTCATTTGGGACCAAGATTACAAAAAATTAACCCAGAAACATTACAATTAGTAAAAGTATATGAATCGGTAACAGAAGCAATGAATGAAGATAAAAATCTCAAACGACCCAGTATATCAAAGGCTGTTGAAGAAAATACTATTTACTGCGGATTTCGTTGGTTATTAGTTGAGAGAAATGTAGACCCAAATATCATTCACTCAATCCAACCAACCAAACAAACCAAAGTCCAAAATTTAGGGTACATAGCCAAATTAAACGCAGACAAATCAGAAATATTAAATGTATATCTAGACAGAAAAACAGCAGCTGAATTAAATGGATATCCAAACTCATCAGCATTAGATAATCCAGTAAAAAATAACACAATAACAAATGGAAATTACTATACACTATACGATAAATGCGAACAAAATTTAATTCAAAATTTTGAAGAAAAATATAGTGAGCCAAAATTATATAAAAATGGCGTAGGTCAGTATGATTTAAATAATAATTTAGTTAAAGAATTTGGATGTAAATATGATTGTATCAGAGAACTGAAAATGAGCGATAAAACATTACATAAATCGTTACAAAATAATATTCCATATAATAATTATTATTATAAGGAAATAGGAGCAAAATTATCCGTTCAATAAAAAATAAAGTATAATTTCTAAATTTTTATTACACCTTTTTGTAAAGCTTATCATAACTAAATAAACGCATAACACGCCGCCAAATATGCAAATAAATGAAAACATATATGATAATTTGTATGAGTTTTAGAACACCAATTTTTAGAAGACTCTTTGTCGCCGCATAAAAACATGAATATTCCTATAAAAAATAAAATAAAAAAACTTGTCCTACATAAAATACTAATTTTTTTCAAAAAAACAATATATAATGTAAAACAAATAAGAGAAACTCTTGCAAAAAACGCATCTATTTTATGTATCAAACTTTTTTTAATTGGATTAGACCAAAATAGTATTGATAAAATCATATTAATTATTAATAAATTAGCCAAAATATATTCATAATTATTTTTATTCGTTTTCAAATAAAAAAATGATAATGGTAATAAAACAAGTAAACTACTTAATAAAAGATATGGATTTGTCATATAAATATTATATATTTAATTTTTATAATTTTAAATATATTTTTACACCTTTTACATTTAATATACCGATTTTAAGATATGTAATTTTTTATTTTCGTGTTCTATTTACACATTTTCTTTTTAAATATATATTATATTAACCTTTTCTATATTTTCTTTTAGTCTTTCATGTGTTAATCAATGTAACTTTTGTAATATTGACTTTAACACATTAGAATAATTTTAAATTGAATCGGTAAAGTGTTAGTATCGTTATTCACTAATTAATTTATTTTTGAACTTTGGGTTATTTTCATATAAAGGTTGTCTCATTTTAATTTCCGGTCGGTGTAATCATAATTCTATTTCCCTTTACAAATACTAAATCATATTCATTCCATAATTTTCCTCTATAATATTCAAACATTAAATCTCCATATAATAATAAATCTTCGTTCGTTATATTATTGGTAAAAATTACTCCTTTATAAAGTGGTAATAATGATGCTATATTCCATCCTTTATCTAAAATTTTTCTCGACATTAATATTTCTTTTGATATGACAGCTTCATAAATTGATTTTGAATATTTATGTGTTGTAAATATTTCTTCTTCAATTAAATAATCTAATGCTTCTCTATCTGTAGAAAAAATATATGATTGAACATGTGCAAATACATGTGGGATTTTAATTGTGTTAATTGTACTACCGAATAATTTACAATTTTGTTCGCTTAAACCGTTTATATAAATGTCTGTCCATTTTCCTGAAAAGTGTGGTTTTAAAAATGGACCAATTACTGATGAATTTGCAAATATATAATAATCATATTTCTTATATAATTCATTTATTAAAATTCCATCAGACCATCCTCCAAAATCATATCCTATATTATCTCTTTTTATAACATTTACATTTGAAAATGTCGGATAATTAAAATTTATATTTTTATCATTACATATAATTAAAAAATCTATATTTTCGGATTCAAAAATAGAATTATTTATAAAATAATGTACACGAGAGTTATAAATGTGAAATACATAAGATACTAGCGTTTTTGACATGTTAGTAAATATATTATAATTTAATAAAAATTTTTTAAACTTTTAACACATTAATTTTATTTTTATTTAAGCATCGTCTTGTTCATCTGTTTCCACGATCTGCTGTTCTTCATTTTCATTATATGGGTCAAACTCGTGATCCGCATATTCTTCTAATTCTTCGACATCATCATTATCTGGAACTTCAGAGTACTCGCCATTTTCATAAATTACCTTACGAGTATTAAATAACTTATTCATATTTCTAACTTCAGGTTTATCAGTTTCAGATGTAAATAGCTTAGCAATTTGCGTATCATCTCTAAATCTCACAGTATACGTTTGCTGAATATTATTTCTACCAATACGTCCCATTGCTTGAATAACTTTTTCTTGTGTCAAATCCAAATCTTTACTCAAGAAACCATGACAAAACTGATAATTTGTTCCATAAATATAGTCACTTGAAGCAATAATCATATATAACTTCTGTTCATCAGCCAGTTTCTTCATAATTTCAGTATAAGTAATATTCTCGTGATTGATAAACACACCAATTCCCATCATCAGCAGGACCTTCCACAAATTGTCAACTTTATTTAACGCCATAATATCGCACACAACTTGTTCGTCAATTGAACTTGTAAATGCGTTTGAAATATTTGCATCCGGACACCATTTATCAATGTGATTTTTTTTATTTGGAACAAATGTATCATTTAAAGATGCGCGTTTAATCATTGCTCTTAAAGCATTTATCTTTTCAGTCATCTTACTAAGAGCACCTTTGTTTTCTAATTCTTCTGGAACATCTTTACTCAACTTTTTAGGATCTTTATTTGACTTATTTCTACCGATAACACGCTGTCCACTATGAAAACTATTAACTGAATTTTTAACCTTTGCTTCAATATCTTCTTTAATAGCTTCCAATTCAACTTCGATTTCATCAATCTGCTGATTGATAATATTATTATATTCAATCTTCTTCATCAAGTCTTCCATAACAGAATTTGGAATATTTGCTTGTTGGACGCAAAATTTTGCGATTTTTTCAATATCATTCGAAATAAATATAGTTGGTCCGTCTGTTAATGTATAAGCATCTTTAGTCGTCACATAAACACCAGATGTTCCTTGTGGCAAAGGGTCGACAACCCTAGAACTTGCACTAGTGATTTGTTCAGAAGCCAATCTTGAAATAGGAGCACCCGCTAAAGAATTTGCATAATTTGAAGTATTTGTATTTACACCAGGACCTAAACTGCGAGTTTTTTGCATTTTATTACCTTTTGTATCAACAGCAGTATTTTCCAAAATTCTCGGTCTACGATTTTGTTCAAAATAGCTATAAATTACAGGCCAATTCGCAGCATGAATATTTCTCAACATTTCAACATAATATATTTTTATATTTTTCATATTAATTGCATCCAAATCTTCAAAATGTCTATCAATATGCATTTTATTGTTTGCGTAATTATTTCTATTCACGAATGTGACAAACTCGACGACTTCTTTCAAATCAAAATATCTTAATAAAGTCAAATAATTCTTGCAATGATTTGCAGTTCGTAACATTTCGTCATAATTATTACTCAGATAATGAGGCAATACTACATAACCATCTTTATTAACAATTGGTATCGATTTTTTACAATCATGACTTACAATATTGCAGATTTCAGCTCCCGGAAATTTGTTTAAGAAATCTGGAATCGTTTCAGTGAGTTCCGTTTCCTTCGGCAGAGTAGCAGAAGATAGAACAATCGTTGGAATAACGTTTTCCTTCCAATTCTTTCTAATTGTCTTATGAAACTCATGTTCATCATAATCCATTGTAATAGTTGGTTCATCCCAATATGTAATAATATCTTTTGCTGGAAAGAATGCCAACATATAGTACATAGCAGGCAAATAAGACCTAATATCACAAATAATAATCTCTACATTATCACCAACGGAATTATCGACTTTTCCAATCCCACCAGTTCGTTTATTTCTCGTAAATTCTTTAGCTGCAAAATAATGTAATCTAATATCATCAGAACTTGAGCAACCAAATGCGAAAGCTATCTTTTTATTAACAGAAATAGCCGCTCTTGCCAAAGCTAATCCAACGTGTCTTGCTGCACAAACAAATATAATCTTTTTCTGTTCTGAAAGCGCAATAGGTGTCATTGTCTTACCTGTTCCAGTAGGTGCCATATATAATATCAATTTAGGTCTTGGAGTTCTAATTGTCGCAAATATTTCTTTCTGATGTTCATAAAGTACTAAATCATTGTACTTCAATAAACTTTCGTTCTTTTCAATAAATTCGACAGCATTTTCAATAACAATTAATTTATCTATTTGTTCCGCAAATTTATCTAAAACAATATTTGTTAAATTTTTAATATGTCTATTTAAACGCACAATATTATTTCTAATAAGTTTATAAAGTGTGTAGTAACAGCAGTGGAACAATTTATTATTATTTGTTTTTTTACTGTTAATCAATTTTTCCAAGTAATTCAATAAAAGATGCTCATAAATATCGTTATTTTTAATTGTTTCTTCATCAAATCTTTCCAATCTAACTCTGTCGCTCGAATTGGGTTTTATATTTGCGTCAATTTTCATAGATTTATAAGTAGGGTCTAGTTCGAGTAAATTTTTCTCTACTTCATATGCTCTCTTACGCAAATAACGATTATAAATACAGTCTTCCATTTTTTCGGAAAATTCTATCTTTAAAAATGTAAAGATAGAATTATTATTATTTATTCTAATATTCACATCATGATAACCCCTAGTAATAAGATTCAAAACTGCGAGTTCAGATTCAGAAACTGGTCTTTCAATAGATTCCCATTCAGACTTGTTAAGTTTGCGTTGTTTTAAATCCATTTTGAATGATTGATTACTTAATTATATGCTATACTCT